AAAGGCCTTACCGGTTTGGCTTTACTCGCTCAACAAGAGCAAGGTGAGCAGATAGGGAGAGATGGTAGAGGATTAGGTCCGGATTCAAGAAAGGATAAGGAAGAAGATGCTGAATATAGAGGACGTAAAGTTTCACTTAATAAGCCAACTCGTGGAGATGTTAAGAAGTTTAAAGTATATGTAAAGGATCCTAAATCAGGTAACGTTAAGAAGGTTAACTTCGGACACGGTGGGACATCAGCTAAACGTAAAGGTGAAAAGACCATGAAGATACGTAAGAGTAATCCTAAAGCTCGTAAGTCTTTCAGGGCTAGACACAATTGTGACAATCCAGGACCTAAAACAAAAGCAAGGTATTGGTCATGTAAAAAGTGGTAATGAAAACGTTTAAAGAATTTTTTACAGAAGGGCTATGGGCCAATATAAACGCTAAGAAAAAGCGCGGTGGTAAGAGTGCTCGTAAGGGTAGTAAAGCGTATAAAGCAGCTAAAAAGGCTGGTAATAAGCTTAATAAGACAAAGCATTCTGATGAGGAAGATGCAGAGAGTAGCCCTGGACGTGTTAAGAGAGCCGGTGCTAGTTGTAAGGGTTCTGTAACTGAGCTTCGTAAGAGGGCTAAAAAGTATGGTGGTGAGAAGGGCAAGATGTATCACTGGTGTGCTAATATGAAGAGCGGTAAGAAGAAGAGGTCTGAAAGCGAAGAGGTAACTGAAGAAGATGCTCCATTTACGTTAGATGATGTATTAGAAAGTGGGATGGAAATTCTAGCTGATTACGGAGCGTACGAAGCAAATCTAAGAGGTTCCGAAACAAAAGATGCTGGAGTAGACTCTCTTAAAGAACTTGTTGAGTATTATCTATCTAAATTAGAGTTAACAGATACAGATGCAGAGTATTATAAAAAAAGGCATGAAACATATCAAGCTATTTGGGATGAGAACTTTAGACTTAATAAAGAGTTATTAAGTCATGCATTTAATAAAGATGAAAGAAGGGATCAAGAGATTTTAAATCAACGATACAATGCTATGATATTATCTGCTATGAACGCACCGCAAGAGGGTGAGGAAGAAGATGCTGAAAAGAAGGTATCTAAGACTCGCGCTAAGTGTCAGGCTAAAGCTAAGCGTAAGTATGATGTATGGCCTTCTGCTTATGCATCTGGGTATGTTCAGAAATGTGTTAACCGCGGAGGTAATATAAAATGACCCAAAAACAGATATTAGAAAATTTAAGAGATTGGTTTAAAACACGTACAGATAAGAAGACCGGTAAGAAATTTAAAGGTTGGGTCAACTGTAAAACAGGCGGTCCTTGTGGTAGAAAGAAAGCTGGTAAGAAAGGTTCTTCATATCCAGCATGTAGACCGACTCACGCTGCATGTAAAAAAATTAAAGGTAAAAAATATAAGAAAAGAGGTCCTAAGAGGCAGCAGTGGAAAAAGAAGTAGCCATTAAATATATACATGGCTCTAATAAAGATAGATACCGTATCAGTAAGTAAGGCTGAGGACAATGCTATAAAGCAAAATTATCTTTATAAAGATCTATTTCTTGATATAAAGAACTCTTACTCCTATAACTCTCAACTTAATAGAAAAGAAGAATTAAAAGACGTAGCTGGGTTATATGATATAGAGGCTATTAAAAATAGTATTGCTAATGCTCTTTTAACATCACCAGGCGAAAAGATATTAAGTCCGGAATTTGGCATTGATTTAAGGAGGTTTATATTCGAACCTGTAGATGAGTTCACAGAAGAAGATATAAAAGAAGATATAGAGTCTAATTTACCTAGATTTGAACCAAGAATAGAGTTAGAAAATGTTGAAGTTCAGGGTCTAGAAGATGAGCAACAGTATAATATTCAACTACAAATAAACGTACCATCACTTAATGTATACGGTCTTTCACTTAGATCAGTATTAAATAGTAATGGATATAACTTCATATAAACATTATGACTGATAAAAATAACGAACTTCTAGATTTTAATTTACCACAAGATGCTTACGCCGCTTTTGATGCAGTAAGCTTAAAAGATTTTATTGTAAAACGATTAAATGAAAATGAAAAGTTTACAGATCAAAATTTTGAAGGTAGTAATCTAGCCGCTATTATAGATATTGTAGCGTATTCATATCACGTACTACTATTTTATCTCAATAATACTGCTACAGAAGTCTCTTTTGATCAAGCTACATTATACGAGAACATGAATAAGATAGTCAAGACGATTGGCTATAAGCCGTCTGGTAAACAAACTTCTTTAGCTTCTATTAACGCTACAGCTGCAGCTAGCTTAGCGACAGGCAATTACACGATAAAAAAATATTCATACTTTCTTGTAGATAACGTACAATATACTACAAACAAAGATTATAGCTTTACTATATCAGAGACAAAAAAGCAAAGTTTACCAGTATTAAACAAAAATGTTATTTTATATCAAGGTACAGTCGGTGAATATCCAGATTACACAGCTCAAGGAAGTCAATTTGAAACTTTAAATATTGTTGTAGATAATATACTAGACAGTAATGATAGTAGATTTATAGCTGATAACACTTTAAGCGTATATGTTAAGGAAGCTGAAACGGGATTATATTATGAGTATAATGAAGTTGATAGTCTGTATATTGCAGATAAAAACGAAAGAGTTTTTGAAAAGAGGCTTAATGAAAATGGTCATTTTGTTATTAAGTTTGGTGATGGTGTTTCAGGTAAAATGTTAGCCCCGGGTAGTATTGTATCGGTAAATTATATTTTATCTGACAATCAACGCGGTATTATAAGTAAGAACGCTATTAACGGTGATAAATTATTTGTTTATGATAGTTCACGTCAAAGAGAGATTTTTAATGATACTTACACTAATAAAAATTCTACTACTTTTGTAACTGCAGCTAATAGTTCGCTGCTAACGTTTAATAATCCTAATAATTCTTCACCTGTTGTAGATGAAGAGACTGTTGATCAAATTAGGGAAAACGCTCCTAGAGTATTTAGTTCGCAATTAAGATTAGTTTCTACACAGGACTATGAGGCTTTCATGGACAAAAGTTTTAATAATATAGTTATTGATTCAAATGTAGTAAATAACCAGTCGTTTATTAATGAATATATTCAATACTTTTACGATATTTGCGTAGACCCGGATAAATCAAATAGAGTCTTAATAAATCAAATTAACTTCGCTGATAGTTGTGATTTTAATAATGTTAATATATTTACGGTTCCAAGATTCACAATAACTAATGATGGTGATTATCCTGAATTCCTAAGTAATTCTCTTAAAAATCTTATTATTGATTCTGCTAATGAAAGAAAAAGTCTTTCACAAGAAGTAGTTCCGCGAGATCCAGTATATATGGCTTTTGATTTAGGGATTTCTAATCAAAGTAATATAGTTCCTAATATTAGCCAAGATACAACGTTAGTAGTAGTAAGAGAGTCTAGAAATAAGATAAACAGTGAGAGGCTTAAGTCTCAGGTAAGCGCTGCTATATTAAATTTCTTTAACCCGATATCAAATATTCTTGGCCAAGAGTTAGCATTGAACACCTTAACATCAACTATCTTAAGTATAGAAGGTATTAAGAGAGTAGAAACTAGAAATAATAGCGAAAATATTTCATTTAAGGGTATTTCTCTTGTATCATATAATCCTCTATATCCTACTGCTGATATAGAGTTAGTAAATCAAAATATAACCTTACCTTACTTTAAGTTTCCTTATTTTATCAATCCTAATTCGTTATCTAGTAAAATCGTAGTAATAGATGAGTAAAATAAATACAACTTATGCACTATTTGATGTACATGATTATAAAAATGAAAGTGTTCTTTCTTCTTATAATTTAGATATTACACCCTTAACTTTTAAGGCAGACTTACCTTCGACAAGCTTTTATTCAGATATAAATAAATTTGAAGCGCTATTTGATTTTGGTGATGGTACTATAGGTACAGGATTAACAGCATCACACACTTACTCACTACCCGGGTTGTATAAAGTAAGAATGATAATTAATGATTGTGAGAATAATGCTCTATTAGCCTCTTATTCAACTGACATAAATATCTACGATTATATAGAAAATACATTTTCAGTAGAAATAGAAGATAATATTTTACCGCTATCAGCAGGTGAGTTTTCAAAACCAATTACTATTACTAATAAAGCTCCGTTTTATCAAGATAGTAATAATATATTCTACACTGTATCCGGGTTAACTATACCTAACTATTTTGATCTTACACCTTATAAGTTTAATCACCTTCAAAAATACTACTCTTTCTACGAAAAGTCTTATATTGAAAATTTATCAGCAAGTGAATACAATGAAATACCCTTTATAGGCGTTAGTGGTTCAAATATATATGTAAAGCTATCTGGCAACAAGATAGTGGATGCTAAAAGTACAGATATTGATAGTGTGTTTGTTGGAACGTCAGGTCGCGAATCATATTATTTTTCATCAGATCAAATTGCAAGTGGTATAACGATTAACCTTTTTAAAGATAGAAATAAGATTTTTAGTAAAAATAGTAATTTAGATTATTCCCTTAATAATTTTAATAACAATTTATCAATATCTTTAACTGCTAACGTTGGAACTACCTCACTTTCAGCTAATTTAAGTTCATTAACCATTAACGATAATGGATTAACTGAAGAGGGAGACGACGAAGCACAAATTTTCGATATTAGCCCAGTACAGTTCAAAAAGGCTCCCATACCGTTCTTTATTAAGCCTACAAGTATATCTAATTATACTGTAAAGGGGTTAACATTAACCGGTAGTATTACAGGTAAATTGTATGATAGTAATAACCAAGAAGTAAATACATCTTACTATAGTATATCTAGTCTAAACAGTTCTATTTCCGGTATAGATACAGATTATTGGTTTTATGGAAACTTAACCTATGATGATGGTCTTTCAACTGTCGACTCTTTTACACTAGTAGTTAGTGCGGAGTTTGCAAACTCGTCAGAGAATTTCATATTGGGCGGTAGAAGTGTTAGCTTTAGTATCTACCCTAAAGATTATTACTATTTTGCAAAAGAGAATGAAGATATTGATTTTACAGAAGTATTTAAAAGCTTAAGATTTCAGGAAATCCTTTTAGATAAAAATATACTCTTTGATGATTTTATAGGTTCTATTTTTGGTAATTTAAGTTCTAGTAATTCATCTCTCGGTAAGACATTAAATGAAAAAATCTTTAATTTTGTAGATAATAACGCTAATATTGACAAATGTAATTTAAACAGTCTTATTAATATAGGTAATCAACTAAATGAAAACACTAACGTTTATGACGAATCACTCTTTAACTTTCCACCGGCGATAGTAAGATTAATGAGCATGTTTTCTACTGATTATAATCAGTTTAAAGGAACTACAAACAAGTTTAAAGAGAACTTTAACGATAGAGGAATAACGACGAGAGATAAATATGGAAAGAATTTAGGCTCAGAAATTGATATTTATTCCTATACAGTGACCGCTGGTACAGATATAGTAGCTTTGGAAAAGTTTAGCAATAACTATTCTCTTCTAAATACCTACCAGCCAATTTGTGCTGTAGATGCATTGCAATATAAGTTGAGCGAATTCAACACCGACTGGGGATGGCCGTTAGTATTACCTAATAATTTTATATCGACTGATTTATCTAAGTTTTATACCTTTTACGAATATACTTCTGGGTTTGAAGGGACTGTATATGATGGAATCTTAAACTATGCAGATAGTTTAAACTCCTTTGACATAACTACAGCGTTAAGTAGTTTTAGGGGTGATAATAATATAGAGGATATAGCGATCCGTAACTCATTGTTCAGTAGCTTATCTATAATCTAAAATAAATAATATTAATGGAAAATGTAATAAAAGGTTATCCTGAAGTACCACAGTCTATTACTAATAGCAATGTAGTGGGTTCTAATGCTTTAGATCGAAACCAGGCTTTTTCCCTGATCGAATTTATAAAAGTAGTAAAGGTAGATTATGACCCAGATACATTACAAGGGTATTATACTACATATTTAAATAACTATAATAAAAAAACTAATAATAAAAACGTCGATAATGACTATCTAATAATAGATAGATATAGGGACTTTTTGAAGGAGATTACTATCAATTTTAGTAATAAGACTGAAAAGAAATTTCTGCAGCATCTAGATTTTAGCGATAATAATGATATAGCTATAGCGATTTCATTTTTTAGTAAGAAGTTAAGAGAAGTAGTAGATTATTATAGAGTAGAACGCGTTAATCTAAATAATGCATCAAATAAAGTTAGAACTAAAACGAGTAACTTTAACGTAGTCAAAAGTGCTTACAGTACAATACTGAACTTTCTTGATAATCGTGAAGATAGTTTAGTAGATTATAACTTGGTCAATATAAAGAATAATATACATGTCTCGTTGACTGAGTATTTCGATGTTTATACTTCTTATTTCAATCAAGAGCCGGTTGAAACAGAATATGGTAAGCATTTTTTAAGCTATAGTCCAGATGATCTACCTACTGATAATATTTTTCTTGCAAGTAACTCTGAGTTAGTAACAGAGGTATTCGAAGGTTATACTGAAATTTTAAAGTTATATTTAGAGGCAGATAGTATTTTTGATAATAAGAGAAACCTTACTGAAAAATATATTGGTACTGATTTTTATTATATTTCTTCTAATTCAGCTGGTGAATATGTATACGATATCCTTATTAAAGCGGAGAAGCCGTATAGTGATTTTTTAAATCAGCAATACCCTACCACAGCTAGTGTATTTGCTAATAAAATAAGTACAAAACGAGAGGCTGGGTTCTTTAAACCTACTAATACGGGTATTAATGTTATACAGGCACCGGCTATTGACTTTGAGTTAAATAAGCAATACGAGCCTGATAGTCTTTTTATATTTCCTGACCCTAAAGTATTTACTAATAACCAGGATATATTAGTTTTTAATATTGAGCCTAGTGATTTCTTTAAAAATATTTCCAGCGGTGTAGCTAAATTACAGCCTAATACAAGTAAGGATGATACACCCTATATAGGGTATAGCTCTAAGTTTGACAACAGAACTGAGAGTACTGATTTAGCATTTCTTTTTGATCAAGGTTACATAGATGATAGTAAAAAGGATCTATTTGGAAATATTTTTGGATTAGTAAAAGATAATAACCAATTTAGAGATAATTTAACTGTTAAAAGTCCTCCAACAGTAAAAAATCTTATACTAAATGGCTATCAGTTTTATGATAGTTTATACAATGAAGGTTTCAACTTTAACTATAATACAGCTGATATAACTACCTTTACTGAAACTAAAAGATCAGGTCTATCTTCGTTCACTAACGGTTTAACTGCCCGTGAAACTTCACCATTTTTCCCATCTTCTGCATATAATATATTCTTTAGATATTTTTGCCCTTACGAGGAGCTTATCGAGCCCACAACTACAAACGTTGATTTTATAAACAGGAGTATTGATACCGCTGGTATTATAGACGGGGCATATTTTATGAAGTCTGATTACGGGTTTTTACCAGATCCTATTTCTTCTGATTTAAGCGCATTTTCTGATACAACCCAGCAATTCTACTATTCTGATTTAATAGAAGGTGGTATTGCTAGTTTAAGTGGCGCTTCTATACAACGTGCTTTATTAGATGATACTACTGCAGTTACTGAGAGTTTAACCGGTAACTTTTCTTTAAGTCTTCAACTTACCGCTTTAAATAGTTTGTATAGTAGTTACGAAGGTGGTAGATTTACAGACAAGCTAAACTTTGATTATAGCTTAACACCAGAAAGCTATTTTTACGACGATACAGTTTTAGAAACTACTACTGTAGTTAGTAATACGTCTGCTGCTTTTGATAAATTTAACTCTAAAAATCTGCAGGGTAAAATTTACGTAAAAAATACATCAACTAACACAGGAGGAGAACTTTTAAATTTAATACCGTACCTTTCATCGAAATATAACGCGACTATAGTCAGCGATCTTTCAAGTAAAGTTTTAAATTTCGACTTAATGTATGATACATTATTCATACAAACAAATAGTTTCTTTGTAATTGAGCAATTAAAATTTGAAGATAATAAATTTAATGACCCGTTTAGTGATAATATTTCGTTAACTCTTAATACTAATAATTTTGATAAAATAAGCAATAGATTTAAAAAAGATCTTAATGTATATTACTATAAGCTTAAAGTAGAACAAGATTCTACACAAACTAAAACCCTATCTGTCTACCCAGAAATATACGAGTATAATTATACTGCAAAAACTAATATTAAGATATTTCCAAGAAATACTTTAGAGCTTAGTAATAATATAAATAGATTTGTTTTATCAGGTTATGATGTATTATATGATAAGGTTGATACACCTATTATTACATATAGAGGGGATTTAGATTTATTTAATTTGAGTTATCTAGTGAAGGATCAAAATATGTCACCGGTTATAGCTAGTCATAACTTTTTTGTAGATAATAATAATAACGTAACGTTTGTAAGAGATGACTACGTAAGAGCTGTCCACGATAACAAGACATTTACATTTGAAAATACTGATACATTAAATTCGTTTAGCTTTAATTTGAGCTCTGAACCTTTAACTGTTAGTAATAACTCCTTGGTATTATGAATACATACAATATTTCTCTTTCAACAACCTCAACATCGTCAACTTCTAATTATGATACTATAGATCTTTTTGATCAAACGGAAGTATCAATAGATTTAAGTAATATTTTTTCTGAAGTATTCCCGTACTACGTTGTTTTTGATTGGGGTGATGGGTCAGAGGTTTTAGAGCCTGAAATAAAGACATTTATAAATTATAGAACAGAGAGTATATTAAATGAAATTACAAAAGGAGTATCTCCCCCGTTTCTTAACACTACCTATAAGCATATTTATTACCCATCCCCTAACAGTCTAGTAAAGTCGTTAACATTAAAAGTTGGTATCCAGTACACTACTGGTGAAGTTACTCAATTTAATATACCTATTGATATTCGAACCGAGGGATACTACGAAAATATTAGGGATGTTAAGCTTGAGGGAGTTAAGATAATTAATAATGTTAATCTCGATACCACCCTACAGCTAAGAACGGAGATAGATAACTTTATTATTGAAACAACAAACAACACTAATGCGGATTCCTTTACTTCATTTGTCGTTAATGATGTGGGAGAAAATTTGCAAAAAGTTGAGCGTAATAATAAAAATGTTGTAGTAGATAATAAAGACGGTACTGAAGTCATTATTGTTGAGTGATTTGATTCTTTAAAACATAGATAATGGCTTAAATATATAGTAATGAGCTCAACTACTGTAAGTTTAAGTACATATAAATCTAACAAAGTAGGTTTGTGTGTAGACTCTCTCAACCTAACACAGTTTAGTAGAACTTATGCCGGTAATTTTTCTTTCAATTTTATTACAGCGCTCTCCGGAGCAGTAGACTTTAAGAATAAAAATTATACTGATTTCTATCTAACTAATTCAAATACGCTTAATAAATTTATCGAATTCAAATCAGATAGATTAAAGCCTAGTTCTATCTATTCTTCGTTGCAGTTCTCTAAGTGTGAAGGGGCGGGTAACTATCTTAAATTTGTAAAAAATATTAGACCTGAATTTTTTAAAGGTTCAGATAGCTTTGTAGATATAAATTACTATGGAGCTACCGGTTTTAGTGATAAACAAAATGACAGTCTTACCCTATTTAATATTGAATTTATAGACGATTTTTATTGTTCAGTATCATATATCGAAAATAATAAAAAATATTATCTAGTAGCTACTGACGATCCTGAAGTGGAGGGTAATATACCTGTGTTATTTGTAAACGGGAATAAACTCAACAGAGAGAGTAGAAAGGTAGAGTATATTCTAACCAAAGCAGGTAGCGTACAATATCTAACGTTTATAGTTAAAAAGGGTAGTAAGAAGTATATTTTAAGAAAGCATAAAGAGGTGTTAGTAGGTCAGGTTATTGATAAATTTGAAAATATTAATTACTTTTATATTAACGGTACCTCTGCTAAAATAATTTTTAATCAAAGCACGTTAGTATCTGATCCTATAAATACTTCGTTTATTGAGTATACAGATACAGAATATTTAATAAATGAAAGTAGGAGCTCATTTGATATAGAGTCTAATTATATTTTTTATAAAAATAGTAGTGTAGATAATAGTACATTTAACGTAATAAATTTAAAAAACATAGCTGACACCGCAGATAGCTTTACTTCTTCTAACAATTTACTTAGCTCAGATAACGACTTAGTGTTTAACGATAGGATAAGAAATTATACTTCCATACTTAACGATATTAACGCTGAAGAAGATGCATCTTTAGAGTTAAATTTTGTAACTTACAACCTTTCCTATAAAATAACTCCCGGTTCAACTTCATTTACAGCTCCTTCATCTCTAAATCCTTTTGGTAAGCTTAATATTAACGATACAAAATTCGTAGAGTCAGGATCCTTTGCATTTCCTTACCCTTATTTTGCTGACAAGGTATATAAAAAGCTAGATAATATACCTGTTACAGAGGGTCAATATTTATGTACTTGGCTATCAGGCATGCCAGGAGAAGCAGGAATATGGGTTGATAGATATTACTACCCGGACTTAGTCTCTAAAGCGACAGCATTAGGTAGTAAACCTATTTACAATATTACATATAACGATGCCATAGAAAATCTTATTGAGAGTAATTCTAATTTAAAAGCCTCGGTAACTGATAAATTATTTTTCGATAAATTGAGCGATCTTACTTTTGAACCTAAAAAAGAATATATTTACGAAAGAATTAAGGGTGTAGAGAGGATAGACGAACAAATGCAATTAAAATATTGCGATTTAAAGAATCAAGAAAGGAGTGCACCTAACTACTATAAGGCTATTAACACTAATGGAGGTTATACCTTAGCGTTTAAGTTTTTTAGTAATGATTTTTCTATAAAATCTCATGTAAATGAAATAGATGCAGGTATTTCTATTGTAAAAGTTGGTACAATTTTAAATTTAGAATTTAAGTTTTTCGACAATGCATCAAATAGGTATGAAACTTTTACAAAAACAATTACATTATCCGATTTAACTAACAACGATTTATATATATCTTTTAATAACTCTACTGGCACCGGTATAGTGTATTTAAATACTATAGAAGTCTTAAAATATAATTTATTATCTTTTCAATATACTAATAAGCAGATATTATTTGGAGATATTAACTTAACAAGTGAAGATTTTAATGGGGATATTCTATTATCAAATATTACGACTAATAACGCCATAAGTGATCTATTTTTATCACTACAGCCTTTATCTATAGAGGATGAAATTGTAACAGTATTTACAAGAAATATAAATAAAGTTGATGATCTTTATATCTCTCTACCTTGTGGTATGAGAAACTATTCTGATAACATCGATACGCTTAATACTTTAGGAGCGAATTTAAAATCAAAATCAAATGTAGTTGATATTAACATCGACAATTTAAATATTACAGATTTAGATGTTTTAAATCAAGTAAAAAATAATTTGTTAGCTGATATACAAAAAAGTTTACCAGCTACAACAGTAATAAACAAAATAAACTTTAAAAATTTTAAATGATAAACTATTTTAAATATACTTCTGGTAACGCATTTACACTTAGTGGTGTAGACTATAGTGGTTTTGTAAATATCGATGACAGTAGGCCATTTACAGGTCGTGTTAGGGACTCGTTTTCGGTTGAATTGAGCTCAAAAGGTAATTTTTTAGCGAGAAGTATTATAGAAAAGCGTGAGTTTGATAATTCACCAACAGCTTCTACAACTAATAAAGTAGCAAGTCCTGAATATTCACCAAGAAATGTTCTTAGTAATGATTTTTTAAGAAAAAACTTTGGTATATTGTACCAGAATAATCTTTCTCTTTTTAGTTTAGGTCAGGTCTATAATAATTCTTATTTAGATACTTCTAATTTTAAAGATAAGTCGACATTAGGTGGATTTTATGGGTTATCATCTACAACTATAGACGATAGGGATGATGATAACAACACATTAAAAGACTTAGTTACTCCATATCATATAGATACTTTTAAAAGTGCTAGTAAAGAGAGATTTCCCGATTTATTTGAATTGGATAATGCTAAAAAATCGTATATTGAGACATTTGATGATGGATTTGTATATACTATTTCTACAGACACAAAAACAATTGCTTTTAGTGGAAGCTTTACCGGTCAAATCGAAAAAATTAGAAATAAAGCGATTCAAGATGGCTTAGCTGGTATAAAAAGACTAGATGCTGATAAAGCAAACGGAGTTATTTATTCTCCCTCCTTAGAAGATAGTGGTATAAACTATACTAATATATATGATAGGGATATTTACCGTGCATGCACTAAATTAAAGTTAGTAGATAGAGTAAAAACTTCTAATTTTAGAGTTGTTAATAATAATGTGAGCTTTGGTAAAACATATAAAGTAGTACAAGTAATAAACAATGAAAATAATGTTATATTAGAGATTTCACCTAACACAACAAGTGAGGTTCTTGCTACTTTACCTGTATCTAATTTAAATAACCCGGAATATGTTAAAGTTGAGGCGAGATTTACGGATGATTTACTACTGATAGTGACTAAGCCTGTAAGTAACACTAAAATTTATAACGCTTACTTTATTGATTTACCAGAATTTATAGAAAATGGTGTAATTCCTGAACCTAAAGAAATTAATAGAGTTAATTTTGAAACAAAATACAAATCACCTATTAGTTTGGATAGTATGTTTACTGTTTATGGTACAGCTAGTTCATCATATATTGAAAATGTCCTAAATGGTGAACTTTCTTCAGAAAACCGTTACTACTACCCGTTATTCGAAAATAAGTCCGCTGTAAGAGAGTTTAGCTTATCAGAACCCCGAGAAATTACCTTCCCGGAGGAAAGCTCCTTAGCGGGTAAGGTTTTTTACTTTCCGGAGGATTATTTGAACGGGTCAGAAGAAAGACCAGATGGATTTTTTATTTATCGTGGAGATAGTTCATTAATTGACATGGATGTATCTTTTTCTGATTATGATAGTAACTTATTTATACTAAAAGATAATGGCAATGTAACAGAACGAATGGTAACTAATCCATTACCTATTACATCTTATGTTGATACAGAAGATTTATTATTTCCACCAGATATTCTCTTTACATCACCTTACAAATTTACCACTAATTCATGGAAGTTTAATACTAACCTATTCGAATCAAATAGAATATCCTTTATTAATACCTTTACAGATACCTTTGAAGATAAGACCTATTCCTATTTTCATAACGTAGGTAGAATCTATTTTTCTTCTTCTAATACCAATAAAAAGCGAATAAGCTTAGTACCTGCCGATCTACAAAGCTTTTTTAATCCAGATATTTTTAATACTATTTGTGAAACAAGTTTAGGTATTAATTTAAACGTTCTAATTCAAGATATTTTACGAGATACTATTAATATCTATAACAACTTTACAAGAATACCCACAGCAGGTGAATTTAAAAGTCTGAAGAAGTATTCTGTATCTAGTACCTCCGCTATACAACAACCGAACCAACAGATTAAATTAGGAAATGTTACTTCACGAGTTGAAAATGGTCCGTGGGAGCCTCTAACAGTCGAAGGCTTTAAACAGACAGATATTTCCCTACGCGCGGTGAATAAGGGGACGGAAACTGAATATCTTGATGCGGGAAATCTTTACTTTAATCCATCAACCGGCTCTCAGCAAAATTTCATCACCCGGACTATTTGGGGACCACCGTTTACTCTAAAATTGCAGCCTGTTTTTGAGTTTTATGGAAAACAACCTACTGAAGAAGGATTAATAATTGGTACGCCAGACCCGTTTGTCTTTCCAGAGTATTACGGTGGTAATGTTAACCCACCTAGTTTGAGGGAAGTTATATATAGTGGCATTAATGA